ATTATTATATATATTTATGCCAAATATTATAGACAAATTTTTTGTATTTTAATATATTAACAATTGACTTTTTAAAATAAATTCGAAATATATTATAGTTATTTTTTGTATATAATAATTATATATTATATTAATGCAATATCATAATTATCATAATCATCATAATTTTTTCGATTCCATAAATGTATTTAATAAACAAAATGGTTATTTGTCTGATTATCATTTAATAAAAAATTATTTAATCCAAGTCCAAAATCAATCTGGTGGTATAGGTGAAGGTCAACAATCACAGACTGGAACAAATCTAATGGTTCCAGTTCAGGATAAAGTGAGACAAAATCCACCTGGTCCTAATACTCCCGGAGCTCTAGAAATAGAAGAAGTTCGTGAGGCTAGAGAGGGTGAACCATTTGAGCATATACATGAAATAACACAAGGAAGTGATGTTCCATCAGGATCACGAGTAATAGAAGTTACTTCTGTAGATGTCAATCTCGGTAGCCAAAACACAGGATTGAGTGAAGGAGAAATTAAAAGAGATTTTGATAAAGCTCTTGAAAGAATAGAAAGAGAAGACGAAGAAACAAGAACAAATAAAATAACAGTAGTCCAAGGACCTGAAAGTGCTATAGGAAAATCAGATGTGTCTCATACAACTGTCCATATAATTCGCCCAGGTACAGTTTTACATCATGGTACAATGATGAAAACATTCAACGTAAAGGACATTAGATTGGGTCCAAAGGATATACAGGGCAATAGAAAATTACCAGCATATTTTTCACCACAAATACGTTTGGCAGCGGATCGCATATCTGCATGTGTTAATCCAGAAGGTGGTTATATACATAAATTTATCACAAAACGGGAATTGAGTATCGTTATATTAGATCCGTATTCATTGCCCGACGACTGGTCACTCGATTATTTTAATGAACACTATTGTAGAAACGATCAATATTACGGAAAAATAGATGGAGTTGGATTTTATTTTCCTAAAAAAAGTCAATACAAATTTAGTGATCAGAAAAAGATTAGTGGAGGTGAAGAAAATGATGAAGATATCGATTTTGAAGTAGTTTTATGTAATCCATCGGCTGATTTAGACTATGTTAATACTTCCTCTTGTATAAGTCTTAGAAATTTAAGTAATCCATATAATTTTGTTGCTGGAAATGATTAATAAATAATAAACAACAAATAATAAATAATAATTAATAAATAATAAATAATAAATTTAATTTATTTTAATATTTATATCACATAAGTATTAAAATATGTCAGTAAATAATATTTCGTATACCAGTTCAGATATAAACTCAAATACTGATACTGATACTGATACTGATTCCGATTCTGATTTTAATCTTACGAAAAACATTGATTTATTTTACAAAAAAACACTCAAAAGTCTTTCGCCATTTATTGACGATGCAAAACAATATGATTTGATTTTTAATAATAATGATGATATTAATGATTTTATTGTAGATGTTTTTAATAATAATAAACACATTTTAAAGGGACATTATGAGATATTAGGATTATATAATATATCATCGTCTATCTGGTGTTGGTCATTTTCATCCCATTTTGAAAAAAATCTTACAAAGATGACAAAAAAAATTAAAAAATTTCATTTAGAATTATTGAATAATACACTTGTTGATAACACAGAACTTGAACGATATATATTCTATTCTAATGCCTGCCCCTTTTTTATTTTGTATAAAAATCTTATTAATTTAATAAAATTCGGTCTTTATGTTACTAAATCTAAGTGGATATTTTCACATAAATTAACTGATAACATCGTGGAATTTATTATCTTAAAAGATGTTATACAATATTCTTAATTTATATATCATAAAAAGTTGATATCATTTTATAATAACGTAAGGGACATCAATATATATAAAAAGTAAATACTATAATCATTATAATATAAATATATATTCATTCAATCTAATAATATTATTTAATGAATAAAATAGATAACTGGATAACTGTCACAGGTAGGAGAAACAATAAAAAAAAAAAGCGCTTTGATGACGATACATTTCATCAACAAGGAGAAAAAATTACAATAAAACATCGTGAAAACGATACATCAATAGATGATGCCGATGATGCCGATACACAGGAAAAGGAAACTAATAATTTATCTGACTTCGACACAGTAAATAATATACATTTTAGGACTAATATTGAAAATAATAATCGCGGTAATCAGAATAATTATAGAGATGACACTTTTATTAAAAAAATATTTATGAAGGACAATAAAAAATATTCATCAGACAAATATGATAAATATGATAAATATGACAAAATCGATAAAGAAAGTTTAAAAAAAATTATGTGTAACAATGTTTTAATATATGGAAAATGTTCTTACGGTGATAAATGTTTGTATGCACATAATTTGGATGAACAAAATGTAGATTACAATAGACGATTCGCCTATAATATACTAATGAATAAAAATATTGATATTGATGATGTTCTTGATGATGAAATATATAAGACATTTTTACAACTTACAAAAGTATGTGATGTATGCACAAAAAATAAATGTCCTGGTGGATATAACTGTAAATTTGGTGTGTTTGATAAAAGATACCAGGTATGTTTTGAAGACTTAAAAGATGGCATATGTTATAATATTTCATGCAATAAAATACATTTGACTAATAAGGGTATTAAACCCATGAATTATATGTCGCCATCTGTGTCACCCCCTCGATCTTTGTCTCCATCAATTTTGGCTGATGTTGATAGAATGAATAATTCAAGTAAAAAAATAATTTGGCCTGAAATAAAAATTAATAAATTGAATAAAACGAATAATAACGATAATAACGATAATAACGATAATAACGATAATAAATTATCACATAAAGAAATATTTATGGCGAATTTAATAAACAGCCAAAACGGAGATAATATAGATTTTTTTGTTAAAATGAGTAAATTTAGATTCGATTCTATCAATAATAAAAATATAAACAATAATGATAATCACGACGATGATTCGTATAGTTCCGATTCTAGTATAAAAGCATACCTCGATAATGATTCAGATTCTGATGATTGTAGTAGATCAATATTTGATTAGTGACAGTAATGACCATTTTGTTAAAATATAAATAACACAATAAGTATTTTACCCAAAAAATATGTCATTATTTTTTGTTAAAACTTTATAAGTGGATATTTTTTTTATATATTTAGTTTATATTTTAACAGATAATATATTTGAATGGAAGATCTCTTACAAGAAAAATATTTAGTGAGATTAAAAAACGAACTGACAGATATACAAACAAAAAAAAGTGTTCCTACAGGAATCAATTTTAGTGATTTTGCAATAAGTTTCAATATAATAGAATATACAATAGGTGCTTTGGCAGGTTTATCATTGACTTTTATAATTATGGATATATCAGACAATGTGATAGAACCCATATTAACATATTTTTTCTTTCAAAATATTGTTACGGTAAATGTATTTGGAATACATTTTAACATAAAGAGAATAGTGTACGAAATAGTTTTTATTATATTCACACTTGTAATAATTTATTTACTATTATTAATATTCTTTAGAGATGTAATTGGGAAAACCGTTGCAAGCGATAAAGAAAATGAGATAACAAATAAACAAGCACAAATAATTAATTCAATATATCAGTACAACAATATAAAATTATTGAGACAAATTAAGGATTCATTGGATGCCAGAAATAATCAAGAACAATAATTTAGAATAAAAGTTGATTATTATTTATACAACATTATAATCATTTAAATAGATATGTGTAGAAACATATATTTATAAGTAATTATCTGAATGGAATACATTGATGATACAAATAGGGATGGAACATCATGGACGGCCAAATATTGTCCAAAAAATTTAGATCAAATAATTGGTAATACTGAAACAATAAATTTTATTGGAACGTGGTTAATGAAATTTGAGGAAAATAAAATAAAAGCACTTGCTGATATGAAAAATAATAAACGAAAACGAAAAATCAAAATTGCTGTAGATGTCATTGACGACGAAGTTATTGATAATGGTAATGATAATAATGATACTAATGATACTGACAATATTGGCGACAATGATGATATTATTGATACTTTAGATAACATTGATAACATTGACAATATTGACAATATTGACAGAGAAGACGATGAAACAATAATTTCCGGAAAAATATCTGATATTTCTAAAAAGGGTCCAATGAGTTGTGTTACTATAATCGGAAATCATGGAGTCGGAAAAACGTGTATAATTAATGCAATACTAAAAACGATGGGATATGTTAAACAAACTATTAATTTTTCTAAAATTAAAAAGGGAACAGATATTAAGGATGCAATAAGCGGAATAATGAATTCATCTAATATAGTGTCGATTATGGATGGCACAAGAAATAATAAAATATGTGTAGTAATTGATGAGGTTGAAGCGATCTCTTCGGGAAATGGAAGAACATGTATTATTGCTTTGTTAAAAAATAATATTATGACATGGACGTGTCCCGTAATATTTATATCAGATGGACAACATAGTAGATTATTAACAGAACTCAAAAAACATTCTCATGAAATTAAAATCCCAACACCTTTCAAAAATGAAATGTTACAATTAATGAAGAAAATATTAACAAATGAAAAAATGTTAGTACATGGAACAAATTATGGACCCTTTAATAGTTCATTAGCTTATGAACTAATTGATCATTCCCAAAAAGATTATAGGAGATTGATTATGACATTGTATGATTTAAAATGTAATTTTAGTAATAAAGTGATTACTCAATCTATGTTTGAAGAATATCTTAAATTATCCAAGAAAAAAGATGAAGATTTTGATCTTTTTAGAGCAACAAATAAATTGTTACAAGGATATAAAAGTATTGATGAGTGTATTAGATATTATGAAACTGATAAAGTAGTGCTACCGTTAATGGTTCAACAAAATTATATTGAATGTATAAATTCAAAAATAGGCGACATGAATAGTAGTGATAAATTTGATATAGCTTGTTGTATTTCTGAGTTGTTATCAGAAGGTGATGTTGTTGAAAATTATATATACGGTGATCAAAACTGGGACATAAATGAAGTTCATGGGTATTATACATGCGTTGCACCTTCTTTTTTATTAACAGAAAAATTAAAAAAAGAAAAGTATTTACAACTTGCTTATCCCACAGATTTGAATAAAGCATCTATTAGTAAAATAAATAAGAAAAACATTACAAACGCAAGTAAAGCATTCAAGAATAAAAACATCAATGACTACATTTACATAAATTTAATTATAAGATTCTTAACTTCAGAAGATAGAATTAAAGAATGTGTTGATTATTTAAAAGACCGTGATATAAATATAGGAAATATAGAATCGCTAATGAAAGTTGATAAAATAAAATCAAAAAAAACAAATCTTACTTTGAAACAACGAAAAGAAATATCATCATTTTTAAATAAATAATTGTGAAATATAATTTAATTAAACGAATAATTAAACAAATATATAGTTTTTAAAATTTATTTAATTTATTTGATATATTCTTAACAAAAAATATATTTCAAAAAATATTATAATATTTTTTTATTATACTATATTATTATACATTACATACCACAATGGCAAGTAAATCTTATGATAGGAATACTAATGATGGCTCCGAAAGAGGAGAGTCAAAAGCAGAAAGTGTCGGTGACATTATCAGAAAAAACGTTGATGATACACATGCCATGAGACTGCTCCGTGACAAGTACAATGATCCCAAAGTTGTTGAAAAAATGTTTGATATCTACAAGGAAAGAAAAAACTTGGTTGCTAAAAAGGCCCAAAAATTCAAGAATCTCATTTTCTCTAAATACAGTGCCTTACCATTACCCCAACTTTTAGAAAAGGCCAAGAAATTTAAGAAACGTTACGAATTGAGTGACGATGAATTCCACGCCTTTATTAATATGGCAATTAATGATAAATCATTTGCTCCATTTAACCAATACAATCAACCAAACACACCAATGAGCAAATTATTAGGTCAAAGTGATGATATCAATATCGGTAGAATGACTGTCTCAACCAATGAATATGATATTTTACAAGAAATATTAAGAGTATATGCTGAAACAGCCGTATTACACGAACAAATTAAAATTCAAAGTTTGACCTATCAAGATTGTGCTCCACAAGCCATAACTGGAGATTATGATGCAAAGAAATTTAACTCATTCTCTTACATTCATCCAGTCGTTGCTGCTTTGTTCTTCCCAAGAATTAAATACATTGATGAACATATGTTATTGTCAAGTTTAGCATACATTGTACACTGCAGATATAACGGTGTCCCAATCAGAACTCTTCCAGACTATGAAGTATATTGGGATTTAAAGACCGATCCAAATGAAATCGTCTGTGTCTCTCCAGGTGATTCACCATTAGTTGATTTAAGAAACAGAGTTAAATTACAAATTGAATTATGGAAACAAGTTCGTGAATTAAGAGAAGGAAGATATTATTCTGATGAATTCAGAACTTTTAATTTAGCTTTGGATAACTGCAAAAATAACTTGTTCAGTGATGCTGATATGGCCAACATTCGTGATGAAGGTACTGTTATCCGTAAATTGTTCGGTGCTTTCTCATTAAGACCAACAGTCATTAGCATTTCGTCATTGACAACTGGTGTTATGTCTGGAAATTATAGTTTAGGACCAATGACAACTGCCCAAGTTACCTCAATTCCAATTATCAATTTACGTCTACCATTGAGCTTCAGAAATGTTTCATCAGCTGTTTACCTTAACTCTGCTCTCGAACAATACAATTGGTTCGTTGAAAACAGATCATTAACACCAAAAGTCAGCAGTATTATTTACAGTCGTGACATTCTTGTTTTCTATGCCAACAGAAGATATCAATCAATCAATTTCGGAAGAGTAAATTCTCCTTATAACTTCACTATGTTGCCAGCAACACACAGTGCTTTGGAAACTATCAACGATGTTCCAATTAGTTTCGACCCAAGTATGACTGTCGGTGATGATGTTTTCCATTTAAGATCAGTTGTTTTTGTTGAAAAATCAGCAGCAGCTTGTCCAGGAACAAACTTGATCACTGGTTGCACAGCCGGTATTGTCGTAAGACGTGATTTCAATATTGGTCGTACTCAATCATTGTATTTGTTGTATGATCCTCAAGGCGCCATCTACAAATTTGAAGACAACGGTGAATTCGTTAGAAACCCACCAGTTGTTGAAATTCCAGGCACTACTCAATATGTTAACACTCCAAATGCCCCGGAATCATTCCAAGCTCGTGCTTCCAAACGTGGTACAGTTTTCATTTATGTTAAAGATGGATCTCAATGCAGCACCAGACCATGCTAAGTGCTTAAAATTATTTAATAAATTAATTTAATAAGATAATTAAATTAAATTAAATAAATAAAATTTTTACATAACATCCAAGAAAAATCATTTTAATTAAATTAATTAAAATAAATAATCCATGAATTAATGTTATGAAATATATATAATTGAAACTTTGCATATCAAATAAATATTTAATCATATAACATATTCCAATCATCACACCACTAACTAAAATACTCAAAATACTCAAATAAAATGTAATTCTCTTCATTTTTTCATTTGAATTTAAATATATGACCATTACACTTATTGATATAAATGTCATGAATGGAATTAACCATAATATCACATTTGTATTTTCTGTATTAAAAGTATATATATGGTAAATTATTTGAATATATAATATCAATTGCGGCGTATTCATTTTTACAAAATTTATTTTTCCCACATGAAACCATATCAAACTTGTTATAGCATGTGTAACAAATGAAATAAAATCTATCAATATCGTCGCAAAAATTAATTTAATGTTTATATCATTATAATTCCAATAATTATATAGATATATACCACCACAAAATAGGTAAACTAAATGTATATTAAGGCCCGCTGATAACACAAATGATAATATGTCAATCGTTTTATTGTCCATCTCATAAAGATCTAATGGATATCTGAGACGTATCGTTGTACTATAATCGTAGGTTATTCGTTTTCGCAATGTAACAACAAACTTAATAATCATCAATGTCGTTATGAACAATATTGGAATATATATTTCGATTAATGTACTATAATCGAAATATATGATATTATATGAATATTCCTCATTATCTAACCTTATAATTAATAATGCTATTAATATACTGAGGTTTATAAAGTTTAGTATTATTGAAATAATTATAAATATCCATATACTTTTTATTTTAAAATTATTTGTAGTTTCAAATGGAAAAATAAATTTATAATTATACCAACATTTTACATTTTGTAGACATCCATCTTCATGATCTATATCATCCATATATTATATTGCGTGTTAGCAAATAAATTATTTGACTATCTTTTGTATATTTAATTCAATTTTTTATTTTTGTATTTAAAACATATCAAATATTTGTCTAACTTTATTTTCTTCTATTTTATCTATAACATCTACATGTCCAGCTCCCTGAACAATTTCAAGTGTTATATTTTCCGGTTTCATTTTCTTCATTTCGTATACATGGCTTACTGGAATAAGGGCGTCAACATCACCATGAACCATTATTATGGGACATTTAATTTTATCTAATTTACTCATTGTATTAAATTGATATTGGTTTTTAAGTGTATCAACTATTTCGTTATCCACTATAATTCTTGGAATACTTTTATATCCTGAAACTAATATTACTGGATTTTCCCATTCATGATTAGCTACATAATCTGCCGTAACCCCTGATCCTAACGATTGACCCATTAATATTATTTCATTTTTTGGAATATTCAGAACATTAATTGTATAATCGACAACTGCTTCATGGCATTCATAACAACCTTCTTCGTTCATTTTTTCTGCTGAAACTAATCCATATCCAGGATAATCATAACATACAATGTCAACACCGTATTTATCGCTAAAATCCTTAAGAAGATGATGAACATTATAGATATCATTACCTGTTCCATGAGAATAAATAATTAATTTATTTAATTTGTTTGTATTATTTGTTTTTATTAATATACCGTAAACATCATATCCTGATTTTGTTTTAGTATTAAATAAATTTTCCATATTCCGAATTAGTTCTTTGTCTGTATTCGGAATTTGAAAAACTTTTGATTTGATAAGATCATCAGACATCATTAACATCATTGATAGAAAATTTTGCAAGTTCTGTACATTTTGTGTATTTTCCATTTTTTTAATAAGTGAATAAGTTATGTAAGTAATTAAATATTTAAATAAGTTTCATTAATTAATTACATGAAAATTGAAAGTTGAAAATAATTTAAATAGAAAAATAACATAATATATATATTGATACTCAAAAATGAATACAGAAAAATTTATACAATTAGCAAAAAAAAAACATGAGGACAAATATGATTATAGTTTAGTTGAATATGTTAATGCCAAAACGAAAGTTAATATTAAATGTAAAATCCATGATATTTTTGAACAGAGTCCACAAAAACATTTATATGGACAAGGATGCATTAAATGTGCTGGAAAAAATAAAAAAACAACAAAAGATTTCATAAAAGAAGCTATTGAAAAACATGGTGATAAATATGATTATGCGGATACTATTTATACCAAAAGTACAAATAAAGTTAAAATAAAATGTAAAATACATGGAATTTTTGAACAAACTGCAGTAAACCATTTACGAGGAGCGGGCTGTCATAAATGTGGAAATAATATTAGATCCATTGATAATTTTATTGAGCGAGTAAATGAAATTCATAAAGGAAAATATGAATATAATTTGGATGATTTAAAATCAATGTCAAGTATGATAACAATTATATGTAACGATCACGGAGAATTTAAACAACAAGCACAAAATCATTTAGATGGATCTGGTTGTATAAAATGTTATAAAATAGAATTAGCATCCATATTAAAACTAACAAATGAAGAATTCATTAAAAAAGCAACAGATATGCATGGTAATTTATATGATTACAGTTTAGTTGATTACAAAAATTATAAAACAAAAGTAAAAATAATATGTAAAGAACATGGGGAGTTTGAACAACTGCCTGGCAACCATTTAAAAGGAGTTAAATGTTTTGGTTGTAATGGTTCATCTAAGAAAACAAACGAACAGTTTATTGGAGAAGCAAAAGAGATGCATGGTGATAAATATGATTACTCATTAGTTGAATATGAATCAGCAAATAAATATATTAAAATTAAATGTAAAATACATGATATTTTTGAACAATATCCATCATCACATTTGAACGGCTCTGGGTGTCCGAAATGTATTGGAAGAGATAAAACTACTGAAGAATTTATACAGGAAGCATTAAAAGTTCACGGCGACAAATACGATTATTCATTAGTTGAATATAAAAAAGGAAAAGAATATGTTAAAATAATATGTAAAATACATGGACAATACGAACAAACACCCGATAGTCACATTAGAGGAAAAAGTGGATGTCCTAAATGTATAGGAAGAAATAAAACTACTGAGGAATTTATTGAGCTAGCAAAAAATATGCATGGAGACAAATATGATTATTCTTTAACTGAATATAAAAAAGGGATTAATAAAGTAAAAATTATATGTAAATCACATGGTCAATTTGAACAAATTCCGCATAAACATATAATCGGACACGGATGTCCTAAATGTATAAATAGATATTCAAAAATATCTATCGAATGGTTAAAATATATAGAAAAACGAGATGAAATAAAGATTGTTCATGCTGAAAATGAAGGTGAATATAGTATTAGAAATGAAAATAATACCGGTTATATAAGTGCTGACGGATATTGCAAAGAAACAAATACATGGTATGAATTTTTTGGATGCGTATATCATTGCAACCCAAAAAAATTCAAAGAAAATGATATTAATTTTTTAGGTAAAAAAGCAAAAAATATATGGGAATACGATAAAAAAAGGAAGGATTTTATAATCTCAAATGGATATAATTATGTATCAATTTGGGAGGATGAATGGAAATTATTAAAAACAAATTGATTTTTTTATCTTGTATAAACAGTCGTCAAAGACGGTAAAGTTCTAGAAATTTTGGTGCAAATGGGTTGTAACATAGGTTTAATTTCAGAATTAATCTCTTTCACATACGAATATTGCTGCAAAACGTTACTATACAAATCCGGGCAAACATAATTGATGACTTGCTTATTCAATTGCTTCACTTGATGTGTTATTTTGAAGGGTAAAAATCGTGCTCCATATTTACTAAAAAACACTGCACGCATAGCTATTAAAAGATCTGATTCGTCTTGGTCAACATCTAATCTAAATTGTCCATTGGATCTGACAAGTATATCTCTGCGCAACATTTTTTGTATCCTGTTCATATTTTCATTGGAAAAGAACAATTCAGCAACTGGATCTGCATCAAATTCACACAAAATACCTTTTGTTGCGGTCACTCTGTTTTCATTACTGGACGGATATTTTTTTGATTTTGTTCCACGATATTTATTATGCGATCTATTATCTTGATATAACATAAATTCTGGTAAATCTTGTTTATAAAAATTATTAACATTCATATTACTATAATTATTATCATCAACTGAACTGACTGAAGTATAGGGCTTATTAAAATCTGAATAGTTCGTAAATCCTGACGCCATTTATTAATTATATTGATTATATATTAAGGATATATAATTTTTTATAATTTTTTACAGGATGTCAGCAATTATAAATCCAGTAACTTTTGTACAGTTTTTTTACATTTTTTATTTCTTTTTTCTTTGTGTTCATTCCATCCTTTTATAACATTATCTAATGATGCATTCTCGTGATCTTCATAATATTTTTTCATAAAATTATTGTATTCGAATTTGCCCGTTTTTTCATATTTCTTTTTGAACAATTCCGGATTATTATATTGATAATTCCAGTAATTTATTGCATCTTGATATGTTTTGTTGGGATTATTTTTGACATATTCATTGAGAAAATAGGTAAAATGGAAATGATCTCCAATATGTTTCTTAAAAAAATTACGAGTAATTAAATTACATATATATCCTTCGCTCAGTTTAGTATCAGGAGTTAAGTTTATCGGAACCTTTTTTGGTATTTGTTCTTTTATTTTTTTAATTTTAATATTTTTATTTTGTTTCTTATTTTTTATATAATAAATTATTCCGTTCTGTAATTCCATTTTTGACCCGTTTGTAGGCAATTCGAGCTTTTTAGATAAATTAACTAATTCCGTTTTCATGAAATAGCATTCTTTGAATTCATCAGATAGTTTACTCATTGATTTCAATAAATTATATCGATAAAATAATATAAAATTGATAAATAAATTTTATTGTCTGCTGATGTAAATAAATTAAATATATTAGCTTAATGTTTCTGTTTAAGAATTCTTTCGCATATGAGTAAGATTGATGGAATTGATTTTAATGATAAATATGCTGGGATAAAATTCATTATTTTAACAAATATTTTTGATCAATTTGGTTTTAATACAATTGATGATATTCAAAAGAATAATGGTATAATTACATTTTGTAAATTGATTCATATGGGACATCACATATATGGTATTGATCAAGATTTTTTCATAAATTCAGATATTAATTCTATATCCGGGTTTGATATAATGTATTATTATCATTTAGTTGTCATACCAAATGATTCAATTGTTGAGATTATTAATAAAGATAATCATGAATTGTTTAAATCAAATAAATTAATTATATCAGACAAGATACCAATTTGGGAAAATAAACAATTAGTAAATATATTAGTAAATATAAACGGAAATTTATTGAAATTTGTTAATAATAAAATTAAAAGTTATGATATTTGTCTTAATGCTGTCAAAAATAATGGGATGGCTTTGAGATATGCCGATGAAGAATTTATTACAAAAGAAATATGTGATGAAGCATATAGAAAATATAAATGGATTATCAAACAAGAAAAAAATGTAACCGATTTACTTTGTACATTTTATAAAATCTATTAAAATTTTTGCAAAACATTTGTGATATAAAATTTAAAAAATTGATTTATATATCCACTGATTATAATAATATAATAATTATTATGATTATTATAATCAGAAAAGTTACACAATGACTGATTTCATTCTCAAACAAGAAGGTAAACATACACTATCATATGGATTCCTTGATGATTTGAGTATGAAGGGAACTATTACATTATATTTTGATGAATACATTGAGTTAGAAAATTTACTAAATTTTATTGTTGATTGTATTATGTTTGATAATAAAGAAAATAAAGATTCTGTAAAACGGTTGGAAAATACAGAATACAAAAAAATTATTGAAAAATTTCGTTTAGATAATAATTTGAATGAACATAGATTACATGAAGGATATTTTTTTTCTGATGAAGATTTATATTATGATAAAGAAATTGTATTAAATAATTTGAAAACTAAAGGATATTATGTTGCTAATCAATATAATAAATACTATGTATATGCATATTCGATTGACTATGTTAGATTTGAAATTTACTCAAAACAATGTTCTAGAACAGTAATTGATTGGGAAACAGACAAACAAAATGATACCGAAATACATAAGGTTGATGAAGCTGAAGAATTTGGAAGTTCTTTAGTTTACATGATAAAACAATTGAAAAATTCTAATTTACTTTAATTTTTATTTAATACATATGTTTCTAATAATTCCTCCTCATTGAGAATTGATTCATTTGGTTTATAAGTTTGTACAACAGCTTCTGTTTTTGTGTAAGCATAAAGTGATGTTACAGGTACTTGTATTTCAATAATATCTGGATTTGTTGGATCATTTTTTGTTAAAATATTCGCAACACCATTTCCACCAGCTTCCAAACCAATAAATGAAACAAACTTATACGAACTTGCACCGTCTTCGTAAACAACGATTGATCCTTT